ATTCCTTTTCTTAAGAAATTTGAATCAACTGTAAGATGTTGTACACAAAACGGAGTACGTGGTGGTAGTGCCACAGTTCATTTCCCTATTTGGCATCAAGAAATCAAAGACATTCTTGTATTAAAAAACAACAAAGGCACAGAAGACAACAGAGTACGTAAACTTGATTATTCAATTCAGATATCAAAATTATTTTATGAAAGATTTTTAAACAATGAAGATATAACTTTGTTTTCACCACATGATGTTCCTGGTTTATATGAAGCATTTGGAACAGATCAATTTGATGACATGTACGAAAAAGCAGAAAGAAAAACAAGCATAAAGAAAACAAAAATATCATCACAAGAACTGTTTGGAGAACTTTTAAAAGAAAGAGCAGAAACAGGTCGTATTTACATTATGAATATTGACCATGCTAACTCACACAGTTCGTTTTTAGATAAAGTTAGTATGTCTAATCTGTGTCAGGAAATTACATTGCCCACAACACCAATAGAACACATTGACGGAGATGGTGAAATTGCATTGTGTATTTTATCAGCAATCAACGTAGGACAATTAAGAGATCTTGATGAACTTGAAGAATTATGTGACTTGTCAGTTAGAGCGTTAGATGAAATTATTGATTATCAAAAGTATCCTGTAAAAGCGGCTGAGATCAGCACAAAAGCACGTAGAAGTCTAGGTATTGGATATATTGGTCTTGCACATTATTTGGCAAAACATCAAGTAAACTACAGTGACAAAGGTGCATTAAGAGTTGTACATGAATTAACAGAAGCATTTCAATATTACTTGATTTCTGCATCAGTTGAATTAGCAAAAGAAAAAGGCAAGTGTGAATATTTTGATAGAACAAAATATTCAAAAGGATTGTTACCAATTGATCATTATAAAAAAGAATTAGATGAAGTTTGTAACTCAAAATTAAAACTCAATTGGGAAAAATTGAGAAAAGAAGTTGTTGCTAGTGGTATGCGACATTCAACACTGTCAGCACAAATGCCATCAGAAAGTTCTTCCGTTGTTAGTAATTCAACCAACGGTATTGAACCACCAAGAGCATATTTGAGTATTAAAAAAAGCAAAAAAGGTCCTTTAAAACAGATTGTTCCACAATACAGTCAGTTGAAAAACTTTTACACACTGTTATGGGATATGAAAGGCAACGACGGTTATATCAATGTTGTTGCTGTGATGCAAAAGTTCTTTGATCAAGCAATATCAGGAAACTGGAGTTACAATCCAACACAGTATGAAAACAATGAAATTCCAACCAGTGTGATGTTTAAAGATTTGTTGACAACTTATAAATTAGGTTGGAAAACAAGTTACTATCAAAACACATATGATTTCAAAACTGATCCAGCAGAAGTTGAAGTACCAACAGAAAAAGCGGCTGAAGAATTTAATACTTTTGAAAAAGAAGGACAACAAATACTAGGTAATAACGTAGCAGTAGATGAAGAAAACTGTGAAGCTTGTACAATATAAGTTAAGAGGGAATAATGACAAAGACTGTTTTTAATAGAAACGAAATTGACTTTACTAAAGAACCAATGTTTTTTGGTGCTGACCAAAATCTTCAGAGATATGATATTTTTAAATATCCACAATTAGATAAATTAAATCAAACCATGCTGGGATATTTTTGGAGACCAGAAGAAGTTAGTTTGCAAAAAGATCGTTCTGATTATCAAGATTTTAGACCAGAACAAAAACATATTTTTACATCAAATTTGAAATACCAAACATTACTTGATTCAGTTCAAGGACGTGGTCCAAGTTTGGCTTTTTTACCTTATGTATCAAATCCAGAACTTGAAGGTTGTATTATTACTTGGGACTTTTTTGAAACTATTCATTCACGTTCATACACACATATCATGAAAAATGTTTATTCAAATCCAAGTGAAGTTTTTGATACAATTTTAAATGATGATGAAATTGTAAAAAGAGCAATTAGTGTTACTAAAAACTATGACAAGTTTAACCAACTTGCTGAAGATTATTTTCATAGAGGCAAAGGAGATATAAAAGAAGTCAAACGTCAATTATATCTTGCAATGGTAAACGTAAACATTTTAGAAGGTTTGAGATTTTATGTTTCTTTTGCTTGTACTTTTGCATTTGGTGAATTGAAACTGATGGAAGGTTCTGCTAAAATTATTTCATTAATTGCTAGAGATGAATCTCAGCATTTAGCATTGTCAACACACATTATTAAAAATTGGCAACAAGGTGATGATACTGAAATGTTAAAAGTAATAAAAAATGAAAAAGACACAGTGTATGACATGTTTAAAACATGTGTTGAAGAAGAAAAAGCATGGGCAAACCATCTGTTTAAATCTGGATCTATTATTGGATTAAATGAAACACTGTTACATAGATACGTAGAATTTATTGCAAACAAAAGATTGAAAGCAATAGGATTTGATCCTATTTTTGATCAACCAGTAACTCAAAATCCTTTACCGTGGACACAGCATTGGTTATCAAGTTCAGGATTACAAGTAGCACCACAAGAAACTGAAGTTGAAAGTTATATTGTAGGTGGTGTTAAACAAGACGTAAACAAAGACACATTCAAAGGATTTAAACTATAAAGGAAATTATGTTAAAAGAAAAATTAAAAAAAGATGATGTAATTGTTTTTCGTACAGTAGGTAGTGATGAAGTAATTTGTAAATTAGTTGAAGAATCACAATATAATTTTGTGGTATCAAAACCTCTAGCATTGGCAATGGGACCAAATGGTGCGGGTATGACAGCATATATGTTAATGGCTGATGCTGACGCAGAATTTGTATTTGATAAAAAAGTTATTATTACTGTAGCAAAAGCAAATAAACAAGCCGCTGAAGTTTATACACAAAGCACATCAAAAATAGTACAGCCTCCAAAACAGTCAATTATCACTTAATAAATACTATTATTAAGGTATAAACAAATGACACAACCAGTAACTAGATTAGGCGATATTTGTACAGGGCATGGATGTTGGCCACCAAGAGCAAGTAATGGTGCAAGTCCAAATGTTTTTGCAAATGCTATTCCTGTACACAGACAAACTGATGGTTGGTCAGTACATTGTTGTGGTCCAGCATGTCATGGTAGTACATTACAATCAGGGTCATCTACAGTATTTGCTAACGGATTAGCAGTGGGAAGAATTACAGATCCAGTTGCTTGTGGCAGTTCAGTTAGCACAGGCAGTGACAGTGTTTACGCAGGATAGGAATTAGATATGGTCGGAAAAACAATACCAGGATTACAAACAGACAGTTTAAACTTTCCAACAGATATTACTCCAAACACTATACAAATTTCTGAAGTTCAAAAAAAGTTAATTGCCAGTGGTGCTCTTAATGTTGTAGATCATGTTGACCCATGGGGTAGAGATTGTAAAGCCTATGCTGGATTTAAAAATCCACATGAAAATACTTTAAAAGAAATTGCTCAAATTATTCAACAACAAAAAGTGTTGTTACCAGATGGTTGGGATCATAGTGATATAAATCAACGAGCAGTTGTGTCAGGTGCATTGATTGGACCAGGACAACCTGATAGAAAACTAACTGCAATGGAAATTAATGATATTAATTTTGTTGAAGGTGCTTTGAAAGATTTAACTTGGTTACAGGCCAGACAAAGTGGAATGTGTATAACAGAGTATGCAAACCCAAATGCTCAATGGCTTGTAATGGGCAATGAGGCCATTTATCCAAATTACGGTGTTAGTATTCCAACAACAGCAGGTTCTCCGGGCGGTGTTGCAGTGCCTACAATTGGCACTTATCTGAGTGCATTGAGCAGTATTAATTCATTAGCAACCACACTTGCTAGTGTTCCAGCAGTGTCAAGTGGACCATGTAAATTTATGGAAGACATGCTAGGTGCTTTGTTTAAAGCAGGACAGATACTTGGAGAAATTCTTGGCAAGTTAAAAAGTGCTATAGGTATTTTAGGAATGGCATTGGCAATTATTGGATTAGCAAAATTAATAATTGATCTTATCAAAAACGATTTAGCAAACTTAGGTAGGTTTTTAGAATTATTAAAACAAGCGGCACTGGCTGGATTACTGGCTGGATTGATGCAAGATCCTTGTGCGGCATATTTGATTAATTCTGCAATTGCAACTACACAAACAATTAATAATTTAAAAACAACACTGTAACATGTATAGACCTTTACCAGATGGATTGACAATTAAACAATCAGATTTACAAGGGTTAGGTCTTTTTGCCACAAAAAATTTTGATGCTGATGTTGTACTTGGTATTGTACATATTGAAAATAAAAATTTTCCACATGGATACATTAGAACTGCACTAGGTGCCTTTTATAATCATTCAGACAATCCTAATTGTAAAAATGTAAAAGGGTTTTGGCATCAAATACCAGTGTGTTATTTGACCACAATAAAACCAATCAAAGCAGGTGATGAACTCACAGCAAAATACACACTGTATCTTGACTTTGAATAATCCAACTTGACAAACTCAAAAACCTGTGTTATAAATATTTTGCAATGTTGAAATTGTTGTAATAGGTTGTGCGGACGTCGGGGCAGTACCGACCACCTCCACCATAAGCACTCTATCCCAACCTGACGAGGGTGGATCGCAAGAACTAAACAGAGTGCTTATGATGGGGGTGAACCAGGATCGACGGCGATTAAAAAGGCAATGGAGTTGTTCGGCGGAAGCTCGGTTAACGCAACAAACTTACAAATGCAGATGAAAATCTAGCACTTGCGGCCTAATTTAGGCTAACGGGGTTGGCAACTTACCTGGCAACAGAAAAGTTGCATTAAAGAAAAGAGTAATATGAGAAAAATTATATCAGACAGTTTTCCAAGCAAGTACGAATATACTTTTGACACTGATGGAACACTCAGATTAGAAACTAGAACCACGTATTTCAATGAAGGACAACTTTGGCCAATTATAAACAGTAAAATAGGTTATCTTTCAATTGCCAAAAACATGTCAACAAGTTTTATTGAATTTTTAAGAATTCAAAATTTACTATGTGATCATTATCTTTTTGCAAAAAACCGCAACACTGACAATAATGAATTAAACGGTATTGATAAAAAATTAGTTTTTTTGCGAGATCCTCATAAACGTTACATGTCTGGATTAACAGAATGGATATCTATGAAATTTGGCATTGACACAGCCACAATGAGCAAACAGTCATTGGTGCATGTAATACAAGCATTAATTGACATAACTGACATAGATGAACACACTATTGAACAAGTTCATTTTTTTAGAGATTTAAATCTAAACAAGTTCACAGTTTTCATGATGGATGAAACATTTTCTGAACAACAACTGTTTGACTGGATGAGAAAAAATGGTGTTAGTTTTCGAAATGACATAGAAACAACTTTACCAACACAAAATAGAACACACGACCATGAAGTCAAAAAACGTGTCTATGATATTGTACAATCGGTTTGTATTCGTTATCAATCATATATAACACATAAATGCAAAGGTGATGAACAGTTGCTTCTTCATTTTAAAGACAACAACCAAATAATAAATGATTCAAAGGTAAATTATGTTTAAAAAAATCAAACAATTTTGGAAAGACAGTTACATATCAAATCCATTGGCTTTTTATATGGAAATGATCAGTGCTGTGTTTGTAATTACTGGCAGTGCTATACTAACATACACAGTGTTAAACCCAAGACCAGATATATTTGTGCCTTTTTATTTTGTGGGCAGTGTGACAGGTTTTGTTGGTGCATATTATAGACAAGCAGTGTGGGTAATGGTATTAACAGCATGGTTTTCTACTATGAACATTATTGCATTGTGGAGATTGTTTGTATGATAAAAGAAAAAATAGCCACTTGGGGAGAAAATTTAGGACTGCTTGAAGGCATGGAAAGATTATCTTATCTTGTGGATTTATCAAAATCATCAACCACATTGCCTGAAGAATTAAGAACAGATGACAGGCTAGTTACAGGTTGTGTTAGTAAAATTTGGGTAGATGTAGGTTTGAAAGAAAACAAAATTAATGTATACTATGACAGTGATGCAATGATTACTAAAGGAATAACAAGAGTTGTTTGTGAG